GTGTTTTGGATTTTGACTGCATTGATGGCATACGAGATGAGGTTGCCAACTTGGTTGCTAGTGTTTGTGGTGGTTGGTCATTGATTTTTTGTGCGCCAGAAGGTGTAGGCCGTTGGGCTGATGCTATAAATGAAACCACTGCTAAATACAAACGTGCTTGTATATGGGTTAAGCCTGATGCCACGCCCCAGCTTAATGGTCAAGGCCCAGCAATGGGCTATGAAAACGTTATTGCGTCTTGGTGTGGTTCTGGCAAGTCAAGGTGGAACGCTGGTGGCAAGCGCGGTGTTTACACCCATTTAACAAATTCTAAAAGGCGACACGGTTTGCACCCAACTGAAAAGCCTATACGTCTTATGAAAGAATTGCTTGCAGATTTTACAAACACAGGTGAGTTCATCTGTGACCCATTTATGGGCAGTGGCACAACAGGCGTTGCGTGCGCTGAAATGGGCCGCAAGTTTATCGGCATAGAAAAAGATGCCAGATATTTTGATATTGCTTGTGAGCGCATATCGGATGCTTACAAGCAGCCAGACCTTTTTGTGCCGCAGCCAGTAGCGATCTGATGGCAGAGCAAAGCACATTCGCACGGCGCATGATGGCGCAGAAGCTGATGGCTGAGAAGCGTGACGATCCGTTTAGTGATAGTCCGTTCTTTCAGGGCTTTGGCGATGCGTTGCTTGGACAGGACAATATTCAGGATCGCGGCACAATATTGCCTGTGGGCCGTTCACCAGAGGGCGATATAGTTCCAGCCTTCCCAGAAATTGTTACTGGTACTGCTAGGGCTGTAAAGGGCATGGGCGATACCATAGGCGCGGCCATGCAGGGTGATGATCGTTTTATCCCAATAGATGGCAAATTGCCGGATAGCGTGATTGACGAGGTAAACAATTTTGGCCTGACTGTTTTAGGCTTTGGCACAACTGGCGCAAATTTAATAAAGGGTGCGATACCTAAAGGTGCTTTGACATCGTCAGCGGCCAACATAAAGGCAGAGGCTAGGGCATTAGGCAGAAAAGCAGCGGAAAATGCAAAGGATGACCCCGGTTATTTGAATCTTGCAAAAGTGCGCGTTCCTTTGGACGAAATGTCGGCAACTTACAAGCAAACTGAAAAGCTGGCTAAAACTGATGTAACTGACCCGCAATCTATGGTTGGCGGCACGATGTTGGCCTTGCCAGGTGACCGTACGGCGGCTGGTAAAATGATAACATCTGTTAACGAACAGCAGTTGCAAAACCCTGTTTTGTTGCAGGGCGGTAGGGATTTTGCCAGAACTAGGGCAGCGCAAGATGCAGGCGCTGGGTGGGCATCTGAAAAAAATGTTATATCCAGTTTGCAAAAAGGTGTTCTGGGCGCTGATGGCAAGCCTGTTTATGGTGTGTATTCGGCTATGGGTGGAAGGTCAGCAGATTTTTCTCACCATGTAGCTGATACGATTATTGAACTTTTGCCTACATCAAAGATTTTGAAGAAAGACATTAAAAAGTTTGATGATGAAATGCGGAAGGTTGACAAGGATTGGCCTGGCATTAAAAGCGAAAAGATTAGGACATACTTATATCAGCGCGGCAAAGGCAATGTTCGCAAGTTGATGGCCGACACAATGGAAAAGGGTGCATATAGAGATGCAGGCTTTCCAGATTTGCCATCAATACGATCTGCCGTTACAGCAGACGATTTGAGGTACGGAGTAAATGACCCAACTGCTGGCGCAAACCCAACCGGCAGCACAATTTTACGATTTAATCCTGAAGGTGTGGTTGCTGAAGGATCACCAAAAATACACAAAACCTATCCATCTATTATAAAAGCTGATGAGGTTAGCGGTCTTGATGTGCCAGTGCCGCGCAAACTAATGTTTCCTAGCTTCTTTAGCAGTAGAAGGGCGCAGGGCATACCAGAATTAGGCGATAGACGGTCATTTGAAATTAGCGCTGTAAAAGAGCCAGTGACCAAAGAACTTGCTGACAATCTATCTATATTCAGAGAAAATTTTATAAAAGGTCTATTTGACTAAGCTGTTGGGTCTGGATGGGCTTGGCGGTCTACATCCAAGGCGTTGCAAAGCGCATAATCGATTGTTTCTAACTTTGCGTACATTTCAGGTGTTAAGTCAGCGTTGCCGTTAGGAAGCGCCTCTTCAATAAGTTCATAAACATTAGTCATAATAAATGACCGTTTTGGTGCATTATCGCTCATTTCTGTCTCCCGATTATGACCGATAATTATACTATTTTTAACGTCAGGTTGCAATGGCCCAGAAAATAATCAAGCTGGATTACCAGCCACAGCCAAAGCAGGCGTTGCTGCATAAGTGCAAGGCAAAGCAGATATTGTTCGGCGGCGCTGCTGGTGGCGGCAAGTCGCATAGTGGGCGCTGGGATATTATCGGCTTTTGCTTGGAGAACCCTGGCTTGCAGGCGTTTATCTTTCGGCGCAGCTTGCCAGAGCTTGACGGCAACCATATACAGCCGATGAAAAAGGAAATGCCTGTTGAACTAGGCAGCTTTAACGAGACAAAAAAGCGATACGAGTTTTATAACGGCTCGACAATACAGTTTCAGTATTTAGAGCGTGATAGCGATTGTGACCGTATTCAGGGTCAGGAAGTACATATTGCACTGGTTGATGAGGCTGGGCAGTTCACACCGTATCAGTTGGGCTACATTAAAAGCCGTATGCGTCTAGGTAATTTTGAGCCTGCACAAAAAGAGTTTTTGCCGCGCTTGGTAATGACGGCCAATCCGGGCGGTCAAAGCCATAACTTTTTAAAAGCGCTCTATATTGATCCAGCCCCGGCTGAGAGTTACTTTTACGATCATACGATGCGCGATCCGAATAACCCAGCCGATAAGGGCTGGCTGACCATGTATATCCCGGCCAAAATGGCTGACAACAAATATATTGATCCCTCATATGCCTCTAGCTTTAGCGCCCTGCCAGAAGAACTAGGCCGCGCTTTGCGTGAAGGCGACTGGGATTTAGTCGTTGGCAGTTTCTTTGGCGATGTTTGGAAGCGTGATTTGCACGTTATCAGGCCGTTTGAAATACCTATTAACTGGACAAAGTTCAGATCGTTCGATTGGGGTAGCGCGTCACCATTCAGTGTTGGCTGGTGGGCAGTAGCTGACGGCCATGATGATTATCCAGATGGCGCGTTGATAAGATACCGCGAATGGTACGGCTCAAGCGGCAGGCCAAATGTAGGCCTAAGAATGACGGCAGAAGAGGTTGGCGCTGGCATTAGAGCTAGAGAGCGCGGTGAGCGCATAGATTTTAGTGTAGGCGATCCATCTATCTGGAAATTTGATGGCGGCCCATCCATTGGTGAGCGCCTTAGTAAGATGGGTGTAAAATTTCGCCGTGCAGACAACAGCAGAATATCAGGATGGGATCAGGTGCGGCAGCGCCTGATAGGTGATGATGCAATTCCGATGCTTTATGTATCTTCAGAATGTGTGGACACGATTAGAACCTTACCTGTTCTTACGCACGATAAGCATAGAGTTGAGGATATTGACACTACGCAGGAAGATCACGCGGCAGATGAAATCCGTTATGCCTGCATGGCAAGACCGTATCAGCGCCGCGCTCCTGAAATTGAGGAAGACCCTTGGCGGCCGCCAACGATAGACGAAATGATGGCTGGCTTAGATAACGCAACCAAGCCGTCAGGCTGGAGACTTTAATGTCAATTGCCAAACCAAGATTTGAACCAGGGATCAACAGGGGGTTCTGGGTTGGTATGAATTTTTACTTCCTCTGGAGTCGCTTCAACCATAAACCCCTGGTCGTTAATTAATTCATAGTGACCATCTTTGAATTGAATCAGGTCAGAGTTAAATAGATTATAAAGCATATCTTTCTCTTTCATTGTTTCTTAACAACAACTTAGTATAGCATACTTGATGCAAAAAGTCAACTTGCGAAAATTACGCAATGAATTGGCTTGGAAATTTTGAGGTTTAACTTGGCTGAATCCTATAATTATGATCGTGAGCCTACCAAAAAGGCAGATCGTGCGGGTTATTGGAATCACCAGATTACCAAGGCCAGAAATTTTGAAGAAACATGGCACAACCGCTGTTATGACATTATTGAGCGCTATAGAGATGATAATGTTGACCGCGTAATGCGCGAAACACGCATGAATATCTTTTACAGCAATGTCGATACACTGAAATCCAGCCTTTACTTCAAAACACCAAAGCCAAAGGTATCAAGGCGGTTCAAAGACAATGATCCTGTCGGGCGCACCATAGCAATGGTTATTGAGCGCGGTTTGCAGTTCCAGCTTGATGTATATGACTTTGATGCCGAGGTTCGCCGGGTCATTGAAGATATGCTGATTGTCGGGCGCGGCGTTATGCGTATGGTTTACGAGCCTTTGCTAGTCGAGGGCGATCCAGAGCAAATCCCGCTGCAAGTCAATAACGTGATGGGCATTGGCGAGGTAGCGCCTGGGCAAATGGGCGAAGTTCCTGTTGGTCAGTCTTTTGTTGATCCTGACGGCAATGTTGTTGATGAGGCATCAGTGATGATGGGGCCGCAAGGGCCATTCATGGAAGGCGATCCGGTTGAGTATATCGGTGAGCAATCTATCCGCTGCGAATATGTCTATTGGTCTGATTTTACCATGTCACCGGCAAGATGCTGGAATGACGTAAAATGGATTGCGTTCAGGCATTTAATGACCCGCCAGGAGCTAATTGATTATTACGGCTCAAAGGGTGAGCAAATCCCGCTGACATATCGCGGTGAAACCAATGGCGGCTATGATGATAATGAACAGCCTGACATGGCTGAAATCTATGAAATCTGGGATTAGCGCAGCGGCAAGCAGCTATTTGTTGCCAGCAACTTTAATGAGTTACTAGAAGAATTTGACGATCCTTATAACTTGGAAGGCTTCTGGCCTATGCCAGAGCCGCTATATGCAATCAGCACGACAGACACGACTTTGCCTGTGCCTGAGATATTTACCTATGAAGATCAACTGCAAGAACTTGATCTGATTACGCAGCGTATTGCAAACCTGACTGATGCCCTTAAAAGGCGCGGTGTCTATGATGCCAGCTTTAGCGAGTTGCAGCGCCTTGCTACGGCAACAGACAATGAGTTTGTGCCGGTAGACAACATGGCGATGCTTCAGGCTGGCGGCGGGCTGGTTAATGTCATGCAGGAAGCGCCGCTTGATAATATCATTAAGGCGTTGGCGCAGCTTTACCAATCACGGCAGATTGTCGTGCAGACAATATATGAGATCACCGGCATTAGCGATATTATGCGCGGTCAGTCATCTAGCCGTGAGACAGCAACAGCCCAGCGGATTAAGGGCCAGTTTGGCGCAATGCGGCTGGTTAACAGGCAGCGCCGGGTTGAACAGTTCCTGGATTCTATTCTGGAACTAAAAGCAGAATTGCTAGTTGAAAACCTAGAGCCAACCTTGCTTTCGCGCATAACAGGCATAAATATCACACCTGAAGCCGTGGCGGTCATGCGCGATGAGCGTTTGCGCCAGTATCGCGTTTCTATTGATACTGATGAAAGCAGCAGCCTAGACAGCGCCACAGAACAGAAAAGCCGCACAGATTTCCTCATTGCCATGACGCAATTTATGCAGTCAATCGGGCCAATGGTATCTGCTGGCACAATAGGTTTTGATCAGGCAAAGCAAATGCTGCTGTTTGCCGCAAGAGCCTTTCCCGGTGCGCGTGATCTGGAAGAAACACTTGAAAGCATTGAAGCACCGCAACCATCAGGCCCAAGCCCGCAAGATAAACTGATTGAGGTGGAAGCTGCCAAAGTTGAGGCGCAGACAAAGCAAGCTGCCGCTGATGCACAAGTCAAGGTTGCACGGTTACAGTTAGATCAGCAAAGAGCCGCGCAAGATGCGGACTTTAAACAACAAAAGTTAGAGATTGATGCTGCCAAAGTGGTGACTAACGGATGAAGAACATTGAAGCAGTTGGCAAGATTGTCTGGCTGATGGGGCAAAGCAAAGTCCATCAGGGCCATGACATCGCTGACCTGCACCGTGTCATTCTGCCGCCGGTTGCCTTGCAGCAATATAGGCTTTGGGAAGCGGACGGCTTTCCTGTTGGGTTTATGAGCTATGCGCTGTTTAATGAAGAAACAGAAGCTGGCTATTTGGACGGCACAAGGTTTATCCAGCCCGATGATTGGGCAGCGGGTGATCGGTTGTGGCTGGTTGATTTCATAGCGCCATTTGGCGGCGTTAGAGAGATTGTGCGCGAGGGCCGCAATCATTTGCGTGATATTTTTGGCAAAGGTGTGATTGGCAACGCAAGGCGATCACAAAAGGGCAAGACATGGTTCGCAGTTACTTAATTGAAAATCGCATATGCTTTGATAGTGATCCTGGCTCTGGTGGCGGTGGTGCAGGCGGCGGTAAGCCTGATCGGTCTAATCCATCAGAAATGCGCCAACGTGAACAGGATTTTGTTGATAGTAGATATGGCGGCGATAGTGAAGCCTTTATGGGCGATGTAGATGCTGGTGCTTATTCAGATTTAGCAAAATCAGAGCAAGCGGCGGCAGAGGCGCAAGCAAGGGCTGGTGAAGGAAATGTTGGCAGTGATCGCGGCCTGACCATGCAAGACATGGCCCCAATCAACAACCCGGTGCGAAATGACATTGCGAGACAAAGACTTGCAGAACAGCTTGCCGTAGCGCAGGCATATAAAGCGCCACCAAGAGAACCGGGTGTAATGGGGATTTTAGGATATAACACTCCTAAAGTTGGGCTTGATACTCTTCAGTCAGTGGCAGGGCAGTTTATGATGCCGCGTATATCAACTGCGCTTGAAGACCCGACTATGACGGCTGTCTATGGCGCAAACAACCGTGTCACTGGTGCAGCAGATCAATTCGGTAATTTAATTGAAGGCACTGACCCAATGAACAGCCTGGGTCTTATGGATGGTGGTGGTTCAGGCGATGACCAAATGGCAAGCATTATGCCGCCAGTTGATGATGGTTCTGGCGGCGGCGGCGGCGGCGGCGGCGGCGGTATTGGCGAAATACCAAGCGATGAACTGGCAATAAATTATCTGCAAAACCCTTATTACGCATATTCAGGGTTTGGCAATCAGTATAACCCATACGGCTATGCCACAGGCACAATGGTTGATTTGCTGCAATCACGCGGTATGACGCAGCCACAACAGGCTGACACACTTGGCTTATTCGGAA